CTTGACATTTGGTGTAGAATTAGGTATAATTCATATTAAGAGTTAGATATGAAATTTAAGAGAGATTTAGTTAAATACGTACGAGACAAGGCTAAATCACAATATAAGAAAGGAAGCGAATGTTTTATTTGCGGCAAAACTGACGAATTAGATTTTCATCACTTTTACGGATTGACCGAATTGCTAGAGACTTGGCTACGCACTAAGAATATAACAATTGAAAATGAACAAGATATCCTAGATATTCGTGAACAATTCATTGATGAAAACCGTGAAAAAGTGTACACTAAGACGGTGACCCTCTGCCATCAGCACCATTTACGACTTCACTCAATTTATGGTAAGCGACCCAAATTGATACACGCAGAGAAACAACAACGATGGGTCGAGAAAATGAGAAAGAAACACAATGGCATGGTATGACAGATTTTTAGGTATTAACAGAGAAGAGAAGCTAAACCCTTCTCAGTTTGTTATTGCCCGTAACGAAGGCTCTGATATAAGCAGTCGTGAAGTAATACATAATTACAGAAACGCTTATGAGCAACTCGAAGTTGTAAATAGAGCTGTAAATATGATTGTAGACGATGTTTCCGAAATACCATTTACGGTAGGAGAGAAAAGAACTGGTACTACAGATATAGTAAAAAATATAAGAAAAAGTAGAGTAGATTTATTACTTAATACTGAACCAAATCCATTTCAAGATGTAAGTACATTTAAAAGAAATCTGATAATTGACTTACTAATTGATGGTAATATATTTATATATTTCGATGGTGCACATTTGTATCATCTACCAGCAGAAAAAGTTACAATACATACAGACGATAGAACATATATAGAAAAGTTCCAAGACTGAAACCAGCATTTAGAACAATGCAACTTCTTGGAAGTATGAGAAAGTTTCAAGATAACTTTTTTAAGAACGGAGCAGTCCCAGGACTAGTAATTAAAAGTCCTAACACTCTTTCAGAAAAAATTAAAGAAAGAATGTTACAGGCTTGGAGTGCTAGATATAATCCAAATACAGGAGGTCGAAGACCTCTTATCCTAGATGGAGGATTAGAGGTAACAGGACTGACGGAAGTTAATTTTAAAGAATTAGATTTTCAAGATTCTATAAAAGCAAATGAAAAAGTAATTTTAGAATCTATTGGCATACCACCAATTCTAATGGATAGTGGAAATAATGCTAATATAAGACCAAACCATAGACTATATTATTTAGAAACTATACTACCTATAGTAAGAAAAATATCCTATGCGTTTGAAAGATTTTTTGGGTTTACTCTTGCTGAAGATGTAACAGGAATTCCTGCTTTACAACCAGAACTAAGAGATCAAGCGGCATACTATGCTACACTTGTAAATACAGGAATTATGAGTGCAAACGAAGCTAGAGAGGCGCTTGGTAAAGAACCTATAGAAGGATTTGATGAACCAAGAGTTCCTGTAAATTTAGCAGGTTCGTCAACAAATCCAGAGGAGGGAGGACGACCTTCAGAAAGTCCTTCTATTGAAGAGGATAATTAAAAATGACTAAAAACATGATGTTAAAAGCTTTGCAAGATTTTTTCGTAGAGAAAAAAGTTGATACTATGTCTCTTGCAGAGTACAAAGGTTATGGTAGTGAGGTTCCTGTTAAGGATTATATGCTTAGAAGAGCATATGGTTCTTGGAGTAGAGTCTTATCCGTAGCAAAACACAGACATCCGATTGAAGTTCCTGTTGTCGAGGCTCCTGTTGTTGAGGAAAAGGTTGTTAAAAAAACACCTGCTCCAAAACCAAAGGCTAAGAAAGAGGTAAGTAAAGATGTCGAATAAAACTAAAATTTTTCACTGGACTAATACATTCAAAACTTTGGGTGAAACCGAAGATGGTGGCGTTGATATTAAAGGTTCTGCGAGTACAAATGCACTAGACAGAGCTGGTGATATAATCGAAGCAGGAGCTTGGACAAAAGGTGGATTGGATAACTTTAGTAGTAATCCAATAATACTTTTTAACCATGATTATAATAGACCAATAGGTAAAGCCACAGGTTTAGATGTTACAAACGACGGTCTTGAAATATCCGCAAGGATATCTAAAGCAGCCGGAGATGTAAAAGAATTAGTGAAGGACGGTGTTCTTGGAGCCTTTTCCGTTGGTTTCAGAGTCAAGGACGCTGATTATATGTCAGAAACTGACGGATATAAAATCAAGGACGCAGAGTTATTCGAAGTGTCCGTCGTATCTGTTCCCTGCAATCAAGGGGCTACTTTTTCAGTAGCAAAATCTTTTGATAGTATGGAAGACTACGATAAATTCAAAAAGCAATTTATAAAGGCTAACTCAGAAGAAACAGCAGACGCTGTGAAAGTTGAGCAGCCAAGCGGGGAGAAATCCCAAAAAATGGAGACTGATATGTCAGAAGAAATGAAGACTCCTGAAAGCAACTTCGACTTAGAGAAGCAAGCTAATGAATTAGCTGAAAAAGCTATTGCTAAGTTTGCAATGCAACAAGCCGAAGAAAAAGCAGCAAAAGAAGCAGCAGAAGCTGAAGCCGCTGAGAAAGCAGCTAAAGTCGAAGCTGAAGAAAAGGCTGCTCAAGAAGCTAAGCAGGAAGAACAGAAAACTATTGTTCAAGCAGGATTATCAGGCGCTGAAAGACTCATGGAAGATGTTGAGAAAAGAGTTCTCGATAAGCATGAAGACTTAAAAGAAGTTGTAGACTCATTAGAGAAGCAACTTGCTGAAAAGTCAGAAGAAATCATGAATATCAGAGAATCAAAAAGAATTTTCTCAGATAGAACAGGTCAAGGCGACTGGAAGAAAGCTTTTGAGCAAGACATTGTTGACGCAAAATTTGCTGGTTTAGCGACTGGTAAAGGTTGGGACAACGACTACGCAAAATCAGTAATGCAAAAGGTAAATCAACACTCAGGTATTGATGTATCCTCAGCAGACTTTGAGCAAATCGTTTCAACAAATGTCGAAAGAGACATTCAGAATGAATTGGTATTAGCACCTCTATTTAGAGAAATTCCAATGACTTCTGCAAACATGATTATACCAATCCTACCAGATGCCGGTTACGCTGAGTTTACAGGTAACGCACAGGCTTCAGGTTCAGCCCCTCATGGTAACTTAGACCCAAGAGGTGACGCATATGATCCTGCAAATGGTGCTGGTATTGTTATGACTGAAAGAACTCTTTCAACCAAAAAATTAATATCTCAATCATACTTAGGTAATGAGACAGAAGAAGATGCAATTATGCCAATACTTCCTTTAATTAGAGAGTCAATGGTAAGATCTCACGCAAGAGCTATGGAAAATGCTATCCTAGCTGGTGACGATGCTGATGGTGCTTTTGGTACTTCAGGTGCAGCTTTTGAAGGTTTATTACACCTAGCAAGAAACGACTCAGACTTTACACAGTCCTCAACTGCATTTGCAAGTGATACTGTTACAGCAGCTGAGTTACTCGGGTTGAGAAAGAACATGGGTAAATATGGTGTAAACCCAAGTGAAGTAGTTTATATTGTTTCACAAACAGTTTACTTCCAGTTACTAGAAGATGCAGAGTTCCAAGATGCTAACCTAGTTGGTGACTTGGCAACCAAAATCAATGGTGAAATTGGTCAAGTGTATGGCTCAAGAGTCCTACTCTGTGATGAATTTGCAGCACCAGCAACTTCTAAGTTCGCAGCAATCGCTGTTAACCCAAGAAACTTTGTAATGCCAAGATTAAGAGGTGTTACAGTTGAGTCAGACTACGAAGTAGCAAACCAAAGAAGAGTCCTAGTGGCTTCACAAAGAATCGGATTTACCGATCTTATCGATGGTGCAACTTCTAAGTGGGCATACATGTACAAAGCTAGCTAATAGCTTATACGGATTGGAGGGGCTTAGTCCCCTCCATATTTTAGGAGGATTATGGCAAATTTAATAACATTACAAGAATATAAAGATTTTGCAGGTATGTCTGGATTGACTGAAGATGCAAAAATAAATGTTATTATACCTTCTATAAGCCAAGCAGTAAAAACTTACTGCGGAACTAGTTTTGTTGACTACTATAGTTCAGACAAAACAGAGTTCTTTGATATTACTGATAGTAGTACTACTTTGGTTATGGTAGATGAAAGTCCACTAGTAAGTGTAAGTCAAGTACAAGAAAGAGAATCTCAAGCAGATTCATATGTTACTCTAATCTCAGAAAATTCGGACGGTAGTGGTAAATATGAATATATAGTTGATACTGAAAGAGATGTAATAAGAAGAACTACTGATAGTAGAGACAAAGCCTTCCCTGTAGGGAGAAAAGCAGTAAAGGTTGTGTATAGAGCAGGATATGCTTCAACACCACCGGATTTAAAACTTGCTTGTTTTGATTTAGTAAAATACTATTTGAAAGATGAAAGAAAAGTACAACAAAGTATTTCTGGTGCACAAATAAGAAACCAAGTTTCTACTAGTCAAAGAGATAATATAGATTTTCCTGACCATATAAAGAGAATACTAGATTTCTATAAAGTGTACAAATAATGGCAGCATTTAAGAAAACTTATAAATCTAAATTTAAGATTGAAAAAGGTTCTAAAATAGAAAAAATACTAAGTAATTCAGTATCAAATTATACTTTTGACGCAAGAAAAAATATAAAAGAGTTATCTAAAGAAGTTAAAACTCAAGTAAGAGATAATGAAAATTTATTAGAAAGATTAGCAAATATGCCTATGTTAACTGAACAAGAAGCAGACGCAATCGCAACTCTAGGAAAAGTACAAACTCTTGCTGTTTGTAAAAAAGCAATGGACGACTTAAGAGACGCCATGCAAAAGTTAGAAGGGAAAAAAGGTTCAGTATTCGAACTTGATCATCTAAGTATGGAACCTGTTATGCAAGCTGTGTCTATGTTGATAATAGGATACCAACAAGCATATATGGATATGAAAGGTGGTAAAAAGTTTACAGAAACTCAAATTGGAGTAAATTATACACCAGGAGATATGACTACCAACCCTTTTAAACCAAGCGCAGCTAACTTAGAAAGAAAGATAGATTATTTACAAAAACTAAGATTATACTACGCTTTATGGAAACAAAAAGGCATGAAGAAAAACTTTGATTTCATGAAAGCGGCTGAGCCTTATATGAAAGGTGGAGTAATAGATATTGATGCTATCAAAGTAAATGATTTAAGTATTGATAATCCAGGAACATTAGCTAAAATACAAATACTGGCAACGACAAAACATAAAGAAAAAAGTGACAAACAGTTACCATTTGGAGATGCAAGAGTAGATCTACTTAGTGGAAAGAAAGCAAGAGATGCATTTGGTAAAAAAGTAGTACAAGATATAAAAAATGCGGGAGCAATGAATATAGTAGGCTCTCCACATATAGGAAACACAATAATAGAACAACTTGCAGATAAAGTACAAGGCAAGAGAATAAAAAGAAAAAGGTCTTACACTAAAAGAAAAATAAAAAGTGAGAAGATACCGAAAGCTGCGCCAGCTAGACTAGTAAGCCATTTTACTACTCAAACAAAACAAGAAGTGTTACAGGCAGCAGCAATATTAGGAACAAAAGTACAGTTAGCAGGAAAAAGAAGAAGAAAAGATACTGGTGACTTACAAAAAGAATTAAATAGAATAAGAGCAGTAATAAATAGAAAATTACCAGCTCAAGTTAGAGAAAACATGGGTAGACCTGCACTAGAAAATCAAACAGGAAGGTTTTCAAATAGTGTGCAGTTACTAAGGTTACGAGAGGCAGGCAAAACTATTATGGGAGAATACTCATACTTGTTAACTCCTTATGAAACTTTTGAAAACACAGGAGAACAAGACTGGCCTAATGCTTACAATCCGAAAGACTTGATAACAAAGAGTATTCGTGATTTAGCACCAACCGTAACAGATAAAAAGTTTACTTTTAGATTGTTTAGAGTATAGGAGAAAACATGGCACAGTATAAAACTTATAGAAAAAAAGTTGCCGAAGCTCTAGCAAAAAAGTTACAATTAATTGATGGTAGCCACCCCTACAAATCAAATGTTTTTGACAATGTAGGAACAAGAATGACATACCTTGATGATATCGAACAATATCCTAAGCTATGTGTTATAGCAGGAGATGAAACAAGAGAGTATCAACCAGGTGGTTTTAAATGGAGATTTTTATTACTATCAATTAGGGTCTATGTGAGAACAGAAGATGACCCACAAGAGGATTTATCATTATTACTCGAAGATATCGAAAGAGTAGTCGACGAGAATGATGCATTAGTGTATGACGATAGCGTCAATCCAAACTTGCAAACTACATCAATGACAATACAAAGTATTAGTACTGATGAAGGAGCAATACACCCTATGGGTATTGGAGAAATGCTAGTCGAAGTACGATATTAGGAAACGATAACGCTCATTAAAATGACGCGGAATCCTTTCCAAAGCAATAATAGGAGAAAGC